ACCGGCTGTTCGATCTGCACAACGCCACCACCGTGGATCAGTTCGACGCCGCCATGCAGGCCATTGGCCGCCATGTCTCTATCGAAAGCATCGCCGCCTGAAACGCAAAAAGGGCGGCGAGGCCGAAGCCCCGCCGCCCTTTCAGCACGCGCAATGGAAATCACCCTTTAGACGTTATTTCTCATGTGCTTGCCCGCACTATCGACAAGACCGGCACAAAGCATGGGTGGCCGCACCTGGCGGCGTCCCGCCTGTGGCCAAATGAAACCGGACCGTGGCTAAACCTATCGGGAGTGATAGGAAAGAAAACCCAGCCTTTTCAAGCTGGTGACCCCTACGGGACTCGAACCCGTGTTTTCGCCGTGGAGGGTGTTTCGCCTTTTGTTTCAATGCACTTTACCGTTGTTTTCGGTCTGTTCACGCTGATTGAAATCAATGGTTTATGGGGCAGGGGGTAAATCGCAGACGCAAAAAAGGCGCCCCCCGCGGGGGCCGGGGGCGCAGTTGATCCCTTGTGAGGGAACCGGTCAGCGGGGTGGCTAAGGCTGAATGCCCCAGCTTCTGCTAGCGGAACAGCCCGCGGCGGCGGGTCAGCTGCTTCACCGTCTCGGCATCGCGGGCTTCGCACAGCGCGATGATTTCCAGCGCAGTGGCCTTGCTGGCGTTGGCGTGGCCCAGCTGGCCGGTCTGGCTGTTGCCGAAACTCGTCCACGCGCCCGCGCTGTCATCGGCCGGCAGGGGCGCGCCCGGCGTCGGCTGCTTCAACCCGGCGGGGATCAACGTCAGGCACGAACTGGCAGGCCGGGTCACCACGGTAGAAGTCGTGCAGGCAGAGAGCAGCACGAGCAGCGCGATCGACAGCAGCAGGAATACGGTCCTGCGCGCCCTCAGCGGCCAGGATTCGGGCATTGCCTTCAACAGTGACACGTTCGATCCTTTCGCGTTCGGTGAAATGCTTTTCGATGATGGGCACCGCGGCGCGCGCCTTGTCGGCCTCGCCGGCCGCCACGATGCCGTCGCCCTTGGCCTGCGCCGCCTCGGCCGCCTTCTGGACCGGCCGGATCACGACAAACCAGAACAGACAGACAAGCGCGAGCCCCAGCACAGCCCCGCCGACAACCAGAGCCCAGTCTTTCAGCTTCATCCTTCGGAATCCTCGTGGCTTTCCGCCTCGATGCTTAGGCCGTCGGCGCCGGCCGAGCCCTTCAGCGTGCGGATGTTGGAGCGGATCACCAGGCCCAGCAGCACCAGGCCGGCGCCCGCCAGCGTGCCCATCAGCGCGCGGCCCAAAATGTCGAGCCGCTGGCCCTCGGTGCCGGCGGGCCAATCCCAGCGGATCAGCACCACCAGCCAGATCGCGAAGCCGGTGAAAACGACGGCGCCCACCAGCATGCAGATGCCGTAGAGCCATGCGCGCCAGCGCGGATCGGGGATCCTCACGCCTCACCCGTGGTGCTGACGCCGGGGGTCGTTGCCCACTGCACGCTGTCAACCATCGGCACGCCGGCGGGCCAGCGCAGAGCAATCAGGCGGCTGCGCGGAAAGCGGCGGATGTTCACGGCGTTGCCCTGATTGCCGCCCAGGATATCCAGGCTGCCCTCGTGGTGCGCGGCCACCACGAACCCGACGTGACCGCCGCCCTCGCGGCCGAACACGGCGATCGCACCCAGCGGCGGGCGGGTGGCGGCCAGGCTGATCGGGCCGCCCCAGTTCGCCCAGGCGCGGGCGCGGGCAGAAATTGCGACAGGCTTGATGCCTGCGCCCGTCAGCAGGCAGTCGGCCACGAAGGCACCGCACCACGGCACCTCGTCAGTCTGCACCGCGATTCCGGCCCATCTGCCGATGCGGCGCCACATCGCCAGCACGCGCGGTTCGTGGCGCGGGCCGGCGATCTCGCGCACGCCGATCTGCCGGCGGGCATAGGCCAGCCAGGGGGGGTCTTTCACCATGTCGGATTCCTTCAGTCGGATAAAATCTTCAGCGGGTGCACCGTGCCCACCGCACGTTCCGCGTCGCGCTGCATCGCCAGGTCCCACAGGGCGCGGGCGATGATCTGCCGGCCGTTCGGCACGTCCAGCATGTCCAGCAGCCTTTCGGCCAAGCCGGCCGCCGCGCGCAGCTGGGTGCGGGCCAGGTGCAGGGGATAGCCCGGGTGGCCGGGGGTCCAGTCTGGCGGGATCTTCATTCGGTCAGGCTCATGCCGGTGGGTTCCCTGACGCGCGCTCCTCGATTTGCTCCAAACGCCGCAGGATTTCGCTGTTCTGCGATTTCAGCGCAGACAGCTGCTCCCGCAGATCGGGGGCCATATTGGCCTCCAGCACGATCACGCGCGCGTGCATGGCCTGCCATGCCGCGAACCCGGCAAACAACAGTGCCAGGAAGGCAAACACGGTCGACCAGTTCACCGTGACCGGGGCCTCATTCCCGCTCATCGTGGCGCCCCCATGCCGCGACGATGCGCGGAATCAGGATTGCGCAAACGGCCCCGAAAACGAGGATCAGCCCACAACTTTCTGCCACCCCCATAGATCGCGCCTCCCAGCAAAGTGCCGATCTGGAGCCATCCCCCCAGCGCGAGCAGGTCTATATACATCGTCGCCGCCAACCCATTTCCGACAAGGGCAAAGGCAACATGGAATGCCATCTGAAAGCAGTAAACCGCGCCGATGATGGCCTGCGGGCGGGAAGACGGATGCCGGACCACGGCAAGCGCTGTCGCTGCATCGAACAGCAGGAACAGCGCCCATGGCGTCAGGCTGCCCGACACCGCCACCGCCACCATGCAGGCCGCCCAATTGCCCAGCATGGCAAAGCCGGTGCGCCTCAGGCCCGGCCCGCCCCACGCGACCGCCAGCGCCGTTGCGCCCACCAGCGCAGAGACGAAGGCCGCCGACCAGATCATCAGCTGTTGCTTGGCTTTGGCGTGCCGCCGCTGAACGGCTGCACATCCACGCCCATGCCCGGCCCAAACTTGCAAACCCCTTCCGACAACATGGCGTGCAGCTTGGCCGTCTCGTCCTGAGCCGCCTTCTGCGCGCGCTCGACCTTCAGGAGTTGATTCTGCACACGCTTACAAAACCGGTTCGGTGTCATTCCAGGTCTCCTTGCTGTGATACTGTGCCCAAGGCGGATTGTGCATGATCGGCGCGGGCGGGTGCCGCTGTCACGGGTCAAGCTCCGGCGGGATGCCGGCAAGAACCTGCGCGGCGCGCGCCGCTGTCAGGATTCCGAACTGCTGCAACATGGCAACACCCCCCAGATGATAGCTGCTGTCCAGTGCGATCGGGTCTTGCGCGGCAATCAGGCTGTCCAGCAGCACCTGCACCACGCCGGCCGGATCAATCAGATCGCCCGCCTTCGGATGGCCTTCCGGAAAGCGGGCATCGATCAGGCGGCGGGCGGCGGCGCGTTCGGCAATCGTGAACAGGTTCAGCACCTGAAACGGGGTCAGCCGGGGCGCCGCCGGCGGCACAACCGGCTCGTCGGCGGCCGTCGCGGGCCGCGCGGTCAGGCCCTCCATGGCATAGGCCGAAAGGTCCGCGTCGGCCGGGATCAGCATCACGACGGCGCCGCCGCCGTCCACGAGAGCAAGGCGTTTGGTCATGGCGTCCATTCCACCACGGCGCTGCCCCCGCCTGTCAGGCCAAATCCAACAATCCGGCCGAAGATTGCGAACTCTTGGTTTGCCGCGCCAGCTGGGCCGGGCAGCGTGCGGAAAATGCCGACGCTGCCCAAGGTCGGCGGGCCTGGTTCGCCGGGCGCAAGATCAGGGCCACGGGCTGCTTCTGTTCCCGTGGCAATGTCGCCGATCTGCGTCCATGCGCCTGTGCCGGGCACGGGGCGATGAAACACGGCCAGATCAACCCGGCCCGCGCCGGTCGTCGGGAAATAACCCATGGTGGCCGAAACGCTGCTTGTGCCGCCTGGCCCCACGCCCAGCGTGCCCGCGGCCAACAGTGAAAACGTGCTGCCGGCGGGCATCGGCACGGCAAAGGTGGTGCGCGCGTTGGCAAAAACGTCGACTACCGTTTCCCATGCCGTCCCGCTCCAGCGGCGCAGCCGCCGCACGTCGCCCGGCAGAGACCAGTAATCGCCCTCGTTCGGCGCAACCGGGGCAGTTGCCCCGGCAAAGCTTTCGGCCTTGCGGTCGGCGGTTTCCTGCGCGGCCACTGTCGCCACCACAAAGGGCTGGTTCAGCGGGTTGTAGGTGATGGGCGTGGCGGGCACCACGGGCGGGCTTTCCTCGGCAGCCCACTGGTAAATGGCTGCATTTTCCTTGCGCAGCACCAGGTTCACCGTGCCGTCCACATTCTTCTGGCGGTCGACAACCCGGAACAGTTCGGCGGCAAATCCAAGCTTCCCGCAGGTCAGCTCCACCACGCGGCCCTTCTTGGCCAGCCAGCCCCGCGTGCCGAAGGTGGCGCTGAAAAGGGCCGGGTACTGGGCCCGCTGCAGCGCCTGCTTCGCAAGCCGCTGCGGCGTCCGCTTGTCCTGAATGAAGGCAAGGTTCAGCTGCAGAACGCGGTCGATCCCGTCAAGGCTGGGGATTCGCACCTCGGGATATTCGGTGGGCTGAAAGTTCGCCGGCAGCGCGGGCTCGGGGTTCAGGCCGCGCACCACATTCCAGGTTTCGGCCAGATCGGGGAACGGGTCCCACTTCACGGGGCTCAGGATGTCGTCGTCATTCAGAGACACCACAGCGCCGGCCAGATCGTTCACCGAAACGAACAGCCCAAGCGCGCCGCGCCCATCATCCCACCAGCCCCCAACGCAATCGGCAAACGCCTGCTCGATCGCCTGCTTGTCGGCATCGTCGGAAATCAGCCCGCCACCGTGATAGCGGCGCTGGGTGCCGCCGCCCGCCAGCGTCACCAGCTCGTCGCAGACGTTGGCGGCCGCGGCAAACGCCGCCAGGTCGAGGCGGGAGACAGGGTTTCCAAGGCCGCAGCTGACGACACCGTTGATGCGCCAGCCCAGGCGCCAGGCCAGCGCCATCAGGGCCAGGTTGCTGCCCAGCTCCGTGCTGCCGTCGCGATACTGCCAGGTCGATTGGTCGTTCACCCGATGCGCGCCGCTGCCGCCCGGAACGGTGCTGTCGCGGCGGGGATCGTACACGGGCATCCCTTCGCCAATGAACATCACCTGCTGCGGCAGGCCCCCGGCAAAGGGGCTCTGCGCGCGCTTCGTGCCCTGCCGGTCGATCCGGATGCGGGCCGTGGCGCAGCCGGTCAGCCGGGTGTTGGCGCCCCAGCGCGCACCCCCGTTTACCGTGTGAAACGCGCTGGGCCCGGCCTCGGGCCGCAGCTCCACTGTCAGGAAGCCGGCGAATTCGCCCTGCACACCGCCGGTGTCCGTCCAGGCCAGCTTGTCGCCGATCCGCATTTCCCGGATCCGGGTGACGCGGTGGCTGGCCAGGTGGATGATCGCATCGACATAGCGCTGCTCGCTGCCGCTGGGTTCGTTGTAGCGCAGGTCTGCGGCAAAGGCGGTGTCGCCCAGCACCATCTTTCGGGGGGCGGCGGCCAGCTGGGTCAGGTTCAGCCGGGCAAGATCGGAAAGGCCCGCGCGGGGCGAGCGCGTGAAGGCCGAGGACAGCCCGGTCAGCGCCACGCCGATCGCGGTTGACAGCAGCGCGCTGCCCAGCGCGGTGGTGGCAATGCCGCCAGCCACTGCCCCCACGGCCACGCCGCCCGCCGTAAAGGCGGAAATGGACGGCGCCAGCGAAATACCGCCCGTCAGCACGGCCGCGCCGACGATAACGGCAGCCACTGCCAGAGGTTTCAGAATCCTACTCATCGATCCGCCAACCCCATTTCAGCGACGAAAGGGGCGCTTCCACCAGCCCGGTTTCGAACGTCTCAGCCTCTGTCGCCTCGGCGCCGACGAACAGGCCGGTGGGGCCCGCCCGGTTCCACATCAGCCCCACGCGCCCGCCGTCGCTCACGATGTCGCCACGCTGCAGCAGCAGGGGCCCGACCCGCTGCCCCAGAATGGCATCGAACGGCCCGAACAGATCCCGATGGCCCGCTTGCCGCAGCGCGCGCGCAGCGCCGCGCGCGCTGCGGTATCGGCCCTGAAACGGCGCATAGAAATCAAGGCCCGTCTGGGCTTCGGCCGCCCCCGCCGCGAAGGTGCAGCAATCGTGCCGCCCCCAGCGGTACGGCAGCCGGTCGCAGTGTTTCAGCCAGGCCAGAAGGCGGGGCTCCCAATCGGGCAGGCGCTGCAGGCCGCTCATGGTTGAATCTGCCATATGCCGGAATCAAAGTTGTTGAACCATTCGCCCAGCGCGCCGCCATCGCTTTTGCCCAACGTCGCCTGGGCCGACAGGTCGTTCGGATCGTACAGCTGCTGAGACAGCAAAGTGCGCGCCGGGGCGCCGCCGGCGCTGAGGGCCAGATAGTTTTCGGCCGCGACCGTGATCCTGGATGCAGACGCCCCCACCGCATAGCTGGGCACAGACATGAAGCCCACATATTCCGGGTCGGCGGCGACCGGCTGATAGGCCGGGCTCAGCAGAACGGTCCACACCTTGGCCACCCGGCCGCGGAATCGCGCCGGATTGGAAAGCGCGTTCATCACCGCAAGGTCCAGATCGATGTCGCCGGATACGGCGAACTCCACCCGCTCTGTGCCGCCCGGGCCGTTGCGGATGGGGCTCACGCTAATGAATCGCGGGTCCAGTGCGGTGAAGGTCTGCCCATCAAAATCCGGGTCCGGCAGGTCCAGCAGCGACGCGCCGGGCATCGTCAGCTCGCCGACAGGGGCCATGCAATAGCGCAGGGGTTCATCCAGCAGGTCGAGGTAGGCGCACAGCGCAACACGAACGACGGGCTGCGAAAGCTGCAGGTCGGTCGGGGCAGCCATCAGCCAGCACCCCGGCGCGCAGCGCCGCAAGGCCGCCCGCCCGCGCGGACCCCGGACTTGATCCGGGGGGAGGAAGCCAAGGCGGGCGGATGCCCGCCGCCCGGCGTCTGAGGGGCAGAAAACATCAGAACGCCTCCTCGAAGATGATCTGCCGTGCGCCGTAGATCGGGGCGGGGTCCACGCTCCAGCCCAGCGGGTCGGTTGTGCGCATCAGGCCCCAGGGCTCTTCAAGCTCAACAAAAGCGTCTGGCGCCGGAATTTCCCGCAGCGGGCTGCCCAGAGCTGCGGTTGCAAGGCCAGAACTGTTGGCTATCAGCGGCGCAACCAGTGGAACCATCTGTTCATCGCCCGAGGGCAACGGGATCGTCAGCAACTGGCCCGCCAGAAGGTTTGTGAGAGAAGGCGCAAGCCCGCCCAGATTCAGGGCAACCGCCGTGCTGCCGGCGATGACGGGCGCATCCTTGGGCCGCCGCGCAACCCGCAAGTCGCCGACACCGGCCTGCCCGCTGGCAGCCGCGTCCAGATCGAATCGCAGCCGGGCCCAAGCCGTCAACGCAGGCGCGGTGAACTGCCCGCGAAACAACTGCCATTGGCCGACTGGCGACGCCATGGCGAGGATGCCGAATCCGATGTTTGCCCCAGCATTGTTGCGCCAGTCGATTACGGCAAGCGACGTGTTCGCGGCAGTCGTTCGAATCGCCCAAGCCCGAACCGCCAGCTGCTCACCTGGCAGCACCGGAACGTCTGCATTGCCGTTTGCGTTGATGCTGCGCGAAGATCCTGAACCGGCCAGGAAATACCAGTCGATCGGGGTTCCGCCCGCGCCCGCGGTGCGGGCCACGGAAGCCGGCAAGACCCAGCCAGAGGCGTCTGCCACAAGCTTGGAATTCTGCACCAGATTTTGCGCCGTCGGCGGAAACTGGCTTCCCTCGGTTGCCGGCAGCCGCACGCGCGCGCCGGGCAGCTTCATCTGCGCCTGAAAGGCGCGCCAGGTTTCGATGTCGCCCGCGCGCATCGGGCGGATGTCGGCGGCGCAGGTCCAGCGGTCGGCCGGGCCGATGATGGTTTCCCGCGTGCGGCCCGTGAATTCCGATCGCTGAAGGTTCCGCCGCTGGTCGCTCTGCGCCCAGCTGGCCGATCGGATGAAGTTCTGCGGCAGCGAATAGATTGTGGTTGTCATGCGGCACCCGCCCCGCGCGCCAGGCGAACCCGGCTGCGCTGATCAAAGGACTGGTCGGTGTATTGCCGGGCGGCCAGGAAGGCGGTGAACGCCGCGCGCTCCATGGCGGCGGGGTCGGTTGCGCCCCGCGCGTCGACGTTGATCACGGTGCCGCCCCCGCCCATCCTGTTGTTCGGGATGATAACGCCGGCGGCATCGGGCACGAACAGCTCTGGCCCCCGTTCGCCGACCAGGCTGATGCGGCCCACGGGGGGCCTGCCGCCGTTCGCGAAGGCGCCGCCCAACAGCGCGCCGATGCCGGTGGTGATGGCACCCAGGATGCCGCCGCCACCGCCGGCCCCGCGCAGCAGATCGAACAGCCCGTTCGCCAGCGCCTCGGCGGCGGCGGCCCTGAAGCTGTTGACCAGCGCGTCGCCGATGTTGTTTCCAAACACGATGCCCTGGGCAAGGTTGCGGCTGATGTTGCGCGACAGCTCTTCGCCCAGCTGAAAGCCGGTCGCCAGCTGTTCCCCCGCGCGCTGCGCGGCCCGCTGGATCTGATCGAGCTCGGTGCCGATGGCGGAAAGGGGCTGCCCGGCCTCGGCCGTCAGGCGGGCGGCGACGCCCTGAAAACTGCCGGCCCGCGCGTCAGCCAGGCGATCTTCGGCAGATGCGCCGGGCCGGGCAGAACGCGGCGGGGCGCTTGTGCGGATCCCTGCGCCGCTGGTGCGGGGCGGGGTGACGATCCGGCCGGGCGCCGGGCGCGACGGGCTCAGCCTGCCAAACGCCGACAGGCTGTTGGCGCCGGTGGCAGCCAGGGATGCGTTCGTCAGCGTCTCCAGGTCGCGCGACTTTATGCGGCTGTTTTCCCGCCCCAGCGCCGTTAGGAAATCTTCGTTTCCGATGTTGGAAAGCGCCCGGCCGACTGCTCCGATATCGCGCAGGATGTTTGCCACCGTGATGGCCGTGCGGGCCTGCAGCGTGCTGGTGAACCGATCGATGGTTTCGTTCGCGTCGGCCAGGCGCTGGATCATGTCGCGATCGATCACGTTGCCGGCGCTGCGGAAATCATCCTCCAGCTTCTTCAGGTTGGCCCCGCCATCGCGCAGTGCGGCGGCCAGATCGATACCCACCTTGCGGCCCAGGATGTCGACGACGCTGGCCGTGAACTCGGCCTCGGTTGCAAAGCTGCCCGCGCTGGCGGCGATCGCGTCCAGCAGCTCGTCGGTGGTGTCGATCTCTCCGTTCAAAATGCGGGAGGTGACGCCCATCCGGTCCAGCGCCTCAACCACGCCGGCCGCCGCCGTGCCGCCCTGCACCGCGCCCAGCGTCTCGCTCAGCCGCTTCAGCACCTGGTCGGTCTGCTCGGTGCTCAGCTCCAGCGCGCGGAACCCCTCGCGCAGGGTCTGATAGCGCTCGACCGACACATTGGCCTGGTCGGCCGCCGTCGACAGATCGTCGCCCAGTTGCAGCACCGCGCGGCTGATCTGCGCGATTCCGCCGATGCCGATGCCGCCCACAAAAGCGACGATGCTGGTGCGCGCCAGCGCGGCGGCCTTGTCGATCCGGGCAAAAGCGGCCGATGCCTGGTCCGACGTGCGGGTTGCCTCACGCTCGAACTGGTTCAGGCTGCCGATTCCCTGCGCCAGATTCCGGCGCATCAGCTCGACAGAGGCGTCAACCTGAAGCAGCAGATTTCTCACATCGTCAGCCAAGGCACTCTCCGCCTAATCCTCCATCTGGCGCTGTGCCTCGGCACGCGCTTCGATGGCGGACTGGTATTCATGGTTGGTGGACCCCCAGAATTCCGCTGGGGACCAGTTCAGGAAGGCAAGCGCGCCGCCCATGAAGCGGCGGAACGGGAAGGTCAGGTCTTCGCCGTCTCCGCCGCGGGGGCGTTTCCCTCGGGCTTGGCCCCGCCGATCACCGCGTTCGCCAGGAACTGGATCACCGGCCCGATCACGCTCAGGATTCCGGCTTCGAAGACAAGATGCTGGACGCGCTTCAACTTCGCGCCAACCAACTGCTCGTCGCCCGTCGCGCGCCCCTGCGCCTTCATCCCTTCCAGGATGATCACGCTCATCTCGCGGAAGCTCAGGCTGTTGTCGGCCAGCGCGCGGCGGGTCACATCGATGATGCTGCCCAGCTGCTCGTCGATGGCGGCGACAGCTTCGAAATCGGGGCGAAGCACATAGTCGGCATCAAGCTTGACCACCACTTCGCCCCGGTGCGGATTTGCCGACATCAAAGGGTGTCGACAGTCGGCGCGCCGGCGAGGCCGAACGAGACAGAGCAGCCGCGAACGCCGTTCTGCGGGCCGGTGCGGTTGAAGCTGCCGACATAGACCGGCGCGTCGAACACGATGTTGCCGACCGCAAACGGCGCTTCCCGCAGCTGGATGCGGAACGGCGTCGGCGAGCTGGCGGTTGCCAGCGTGAGCAGCCGGCCATAGCCGGTTGCGTCCGGATAGTCGGGCACCAGCGAAAGCTGCACGCCGGTCGTGCGCTGGGCGGGCGCCTGGGTCGCATACTGCCCGGTGTCTTTCGTCGACGTGTCGATGAAGTTCTGGTTGCCGTCGACACTGACATCCTGTTGCCCAAGGATTTCGTTGAAGGTGCCTGCGGTCGAGCTTTCGATCCACACGCGCAAGTCATTGCCCAGCTTCTTTGCCACTGGTCATCCTTTCAGTCTGAAGGTGAAGGTTGGGGCCGTCAGGCCGGTTGCACGAACAATTCTGCCGATATGTCGCCCAGGTGGGTCAGGCCGTCGCCCAGCGTGGTTTCCGAGGTGGAGCTGACGCCGATGTCGCCGAACAGCACCTGGGCGGTGGCGGGCGGCCTGAACCCGTCCAGCCTCTGCCGCACGGCCGATACGATTCCCCGGAACGGATCGCGGCTGCGGCCCTGGGCAATCACCTGCACTGTCACCAGCGCGCGGATAAGGCCGCCGTCCTTGCCGCCGGCATCTTCGCTGTCGATCCGATCCAGCACCACCACGGGCGGCTGTTGGCCATCGGGCACATGGTCGAACACCGGCGCCCCCACCGCGCCCTGCAGGCGGGCGACAAGGGCGTCTTTCGTGGCTGTCAACAGATCAGTCATCGCCTGCCCCCAGCGCCGCGCGGCGCAGCGCCTTGTCCCAAAGGTTCTGCAGCGGATCGACGATCAGCTGCCGGATTTGCGCCTTGGCCCTGCCCTTCACCATGTCGTACCGGGTAGCCGGGATGGCAGAAACGCGCAGGGCATAGGCCGAAACCCCCTGGCTGGCGCTGCGCCGCACGCTGACGGTCTTCGCCTTTCGGCCGACTTCCAGGATGCGGCCATAAAAGAACTCGCGGCTCACCCGCTTGCCGATCAGCCCCACCTGAAAACGCAAGGATCGTGGCAGGATCTTCGTGCCCAGCGCGGCCCTCAGCGCGCCCGTGCGCACCGGCGCGCCGCCCCGTGCGATCGCCAGCGCCGGGGCCTCGGTGCGCCGGTACAGATCCACGATCTCCGTCTGCACCGCGTCAGGCATCTGGCGCAGCAGCCGGCGCACCTGCCCGGCGCCTTTCAGCCCACGCTTTTTTCGCCGCGCCATTACTGGGCGACCCCGGATTCGCAGAAGGCCAGCAGCTCTTGCCGCCGGCCGTCGGGATCTTCAACCGATCGGATGTTCAGCTGCCGCCCGCGCCAGACGAACCGGTGGCGCACCGAAACCCCCGCGCGCCAGCGGATGCGCACCCGCCAGCCCTGCACGCCCGTCAGGGCGCCGCCTTCCAGCGTTTCGCGCCCGCCGGTCGGCAGCACGCTGGCCCACAGGTCGGTCACCAGCGCCCAGCTTTCGGCCTGCCCGCCCCGGCCATCGTCGGGATCGACCAGCAGCTCCAGGCGCACGCGCTCGCGCAGATCGCCGGCCTTGATCACGGCAGGCTCAGATTAACGGCTGCGCCCAGCTGGTCTGCCCAGGCGCGCCGGCGCGGGCCGGCAAGGGCGATGCGCCTTCCGTTCCGTCCGTCATAACCGGTCATGTGGGCTTCTCCGGGCTCAGGCAAACGAAAGGGTGCGATAGGGGCTGATCAACGCGGCGACGGAAAAGGGCAGATCGACTGCGCTGCTGCCGATGTTCACCGCCTCGCGGTTTGCATGAAAATGGCCGGCCAGCATCAGGCAGGCCTGCCGCAGCGGGTGCGGGCAGCCCCCGATGGGATAGCCCACGTCCAGCTGGATCGAAATTTCGCTGTCGGGCTGGATTTCGGGCCACTGCTGCCCGGTCCGCCGGCGCAGCACCGAAACAGAGCCCGGCACCAGCACCCAAACGCTCGATGGCAGGATCTGCTGCGCGCCGGCGGCGTCGGTATAGTTGATGGCCGTAACGGCGTTCACGGGATGACGGGCAATCTTCCACCCTTCGGGCGGGAATTGCACGTCACGGATCACCTCGGCCCGCCGCGTCAGCGCATGGCCGGTCATCTGCTCGATATACTCCTGCGCCGCGGCCGCGAAGGCCAGCAGGGCCGGATCGTCGGCTTCGGAATCGGTGCGGGCCTGCAGCCGCAGCTCGGGCAGCGTCAACAGCAGCGGCAGCCGCAGAGTCTGCCGCTGGGCGTCTGTCTGTGGCGCCGGCGTTACCGTCAGCGTGTCGTCAAGCACCGTCTGCGTGGCACCGCCAGGCAGCGCCACTTTCAGCAGAATGCGCCACAGCCCGGCCGAAAAGGTGGCGGGCAGCGCCGACACCTGCACCACGCCGGGCCCGGTCGCCGCCGCCGTCAACAGCCGCTCCGCCCCGCCGGGGCCTTCCGCCCGGGCGGTCAGCACCGCGCCCGTCAGCACCAGCGGCGCGCCGTTGTCGGTGACGGAAACAGCCAGGGCGAAGCTGTCGTCGGTGGAAATTGTGCCGATCATCCGCGCCTCCACTGGGCCGAAGCTGCAAAGCCGCTCAGCGAAGTCGCAGCAGCCAGGCGCGCGAAGACGCCGGCGACTTCTTTGCGGTCCACAGAGGCCGACACCTCAAACTGGGGCTCAAACAGCACCGGGGGCTGGGGCGGCGAAGCCGCAGCACGAAAGAGAAAAAGCAGGCTCATGCGAAGAAAATATCGCCGACCACGTCGTTGACGCCGGTTGCCGTCGCGTCCGTGTCCGCAGCGCCGGTCACAATCGAGCGGCTGATTGCAGTGCTGAAGCCAATGCCAACCGGCAGATTGTTTTGGGACTTGGAGTTAGGCGGGATGCCGATGGTCATCACCACGCCCGCGCCTGGCGTGGCGCTGGCAACGTTGTGCAGCTTCACGTACCGCCAGGAGGCCGTCGTGTTGCTCAGGCAGTAGCCAAGAACGCGCCCCGCCGTCGCCTTGATCTGGGCAACGTTGGTCGTGGCCGCCGACACGATATGGTGAATGCTCGCCGCACCGGTTGCGTTGGCCCGCGCCTGCAAGCCCACATCCCCGACAACGTTCGTGCCCGCCGCTAGGGAGCCGGTGCCGATGTTGGCCGTCACCGTGCCCGAAACCGTCGCGGCAAGGTTTGCGGCAACGTTGCTCGCCACAAGTTGCGCCGCTGGCGTCCAAGGCTCGGTCGAAAGCCGCGTGAACGCCCGGATAGAGCCGCCCGTGATGGCCGTGGCAATCCGCAGCCGAAGAAAGTTTGCACGAACGGGGAAGGTGTAGATGATTTGCGATACCGTCGCCGCGATGGCTGCCGTGATCGGCACGCCCGTCACCAGTTCGGCGTTGAAGACCGGCAAAGGCCGCCAGTTCGTTCCGTCGTTCGATTGCTCAAAGATAAACGTGCCGCCCGTGCCGGTCGAAACCACCTGCACCGACGCTGAACGGAAGCCAGACACATTAAGGCTCGCCGCGCTGGCCGTGGGCGTCAGAATGTTGTTAACCGTCGCCGTTTGTGCGGCCTGCCCCGTCAACACCAGCGGCAATTCGGTCACTGGCTGCGTTCCAGAGCTATCGGCGTCGCCCAAGCTGCCAAAAGCAACATTGAGGTTGAAGGTCGTTGTCGTGCTTGCGCCAGTGTTTTGCGCGGTCAAGCGGACAAAATTGCCGTTGATCGTGATGGAGCGCGCGAATCCCTCGCCAGCCCGCACGAAAAACACAATGTCGGGCGCGCGGAACGTGCCCGCCGCGTCAATCGCCTGCTGCACCGTGATCGTGGTATCTTGGTCGCTCGTCAGCAGGATTGATATGGACGGCAAGTCTTGGGGTGTTTCCCAAGTACCGGTAAACGTGGCACCCGCCGGCAACTGCGCAGTGCTGCTGTTGGCCGTGCTGATCGGGTATGCGTAGGAGGCAATCCGCGCAGGCGCGGGCGAGGCGCGAAGCTGGGTATCGGTAAGCGGGCCGGCAGCCGTGATGCTTTCCAGCGCCGCCAGGGAGGTCGCGCCAAGCTCCACCGTGCCGCCCACGGTAATGTCTTCCAGAGCAGCCAGAGACGCCGGACTCAGGTCGACAGTGCCGCCGACGGTCAGCGATTCCAGGGCCGCCAGGCTAGACGCGCTCAAGTCGATCGCGCCGCCGATCTGGATCGTTTCAAGCGCGGCCAGCGAGGCAGCGCCTAGTTCCACCGTGCCCTCAATCGGGACTGCGCCGCTGACCGGCCCGGCGCCCAGATCGAGCCTGAACAGCTGAAAGTGCCGGTCGCCGGTCAGAACAGTAGCCGCGCGGAAGGTGCCAGTGGCGGCCGGCAACTCCACAAAATCAGCCATGTCGCACTCCGTTCGGCGAAAATGGTTCAAGAAAAAAGGCGGAGCCGAAGCCCCGCCTTTGTGAAGCAACTGGTCGGCACTACTGAGCCTTGCGGCCTCCGCGCATTCCAGCCTTGTTTTCTGGTGCTGCCGGCATGGCGCCAGCCTCGTAAGGCTCCAGCACGCCGGCTTCGATTTCCCGCATCGCGTCTGCTTGCTCCACATCCGCGATCTGGCCAGGCTGCCCGTGCAGCGGGTGGGGCCCGGATTGGATCCGGGCCGCCACCTTCCACCGCACCAGCATCAGGTCGAAATGCGCAGCAGCTTAATCGCCTGCGTGTTCCGCAGACGGCCGCCGACGCGCTTGCGAATGTAGAACTGGACGAACCCTGGCAGGGTGATCTCGTCCCGCGTCATCCGCATGCCCACACGATCCGCGATCAGATAGCCTTGGTCGAAGTCACCAAAAGCAATCGGGAAGGCGTTGGCGCCTACGGCCGGCATGTCTTCAGCCTCGGTCACCGGGTAGCCGGCAAACATCTCAGGCTGATTTGCCATCAGCGAGGGCTGCCACAGATACTGGTTCGTGGTGTCTTTGTACTTGCGCATAGCCGCCAGAACCGACCGCGATGTCACCCACCGCGCATTCGCACGATACCGCGCCCGCAGATCGTAGGTCAGGTCCAGGAAGGTGTCTGCCGACGCCGGCAGGGCAGCAGCCTGCCCGGACGCGCGAAACTGCAGCGTCCCGAAGGCGCGGCTTGCGTCTGCCGTGGCAACCGGTGCCGGGCCTGCCAGGAAGCCGGTTGGGCGGTTGGTGCCGTTGCCGTTGATAAAGGCAGCGCCTTCACCGGCCGCGATCGCCTCGACTGCGCTTTCGGTCAGCCACTGTTCGACATTGAAAAACAGATCGTCCAGCGACTCCTCGGTCGCGCGCGGGCGGGCCGAGGCCAGGCCGAAGGTCGGCGCGACTTCAGCCAGGTCCGGCGTGTTGCTCTGGCTGCGGGTGCCGGCCTCGCCAACCCATTCAAACGCCGCGCCGCCGATGTCGATCAGCTCCTTATAGTCAGGGCTGCCCACAGTGACGACCCGCGCGATCGACCGAATCGGCGAGATTTCTGCAATCAGACGGTCAATCGTGCCGGCGATTTGTTCCGGCAGCGCAAAGCCACCGGCCGCACCGGTGCCGGTAACCACTTGCACAGCGCGCGATTCAAGGCCGCCGACATTCGCAGCGCGGCTCTGATAGGCCTTGCTCGCAGCATGCATCCGCTGCTGGATCTGAGGATCCTGCGGCGCACGCACCCAGTCAAAAAAGGCGGTGCGATACTCGGCAGCCTCGCGGGTTTCGCCTTCACCGGATGCGCCGGCGCCGGGGCGCGAAGCCCGCGTCGCAATCTGCTCCAGCTCTTTCTTCAGCTTGCCCATATCGTCGAGCTCGGCCGACAGACGGGTCAACTTCTCGTCCAGAAGAGGATCGGCCGCGCCCTTGGCTGCGATTTCGGCAAGGCGCTGGTCATTCGTGGACTTGTACTCCTCGAAGCCAAGGCCCAGGCGCTCGATCGTGGCGGCCAGCTTGCCCATGTCGGGCACTTCGCGCTTCTCGTAACCGACGGCAGTCGGGCCGGAGGCCAGCAGCTTCGCGCGGAAAGCTGCGAAATCCTTGTTTGAAGTCATTGTAGGTCCTTTCGGAAGATTGACAGGTTCGCACCCGATCAGGGGTGTAGCGTTTTCAGGAACCGCTCCGCGGCTTCCTGCGCACGCGCCACCGCCCGAGCTTCCCGCTCCGCAGCCACGACGCGCTTGACCGCCGCAATCCCTGCGACGGCCAAGTTTTCTTTCAGCCCAGCATCGATCAGCCGACGTTCCACGTCGCGAATGCTCCGACACTCGGCAAAATCAGTTGCCTTCACGCCCGTCACCCGGGCCAGGCGGTTTGCAGGAAACGTCACCAGCGACACTTCCCACAAGTCGATTTCAGTCAGGGTGCGAAGGTCACTGCCCCGGTCATAGGTGGCTTCCTTCGCCATGAACCCGATGGACAGGCCGTTCAGCGCGCCCATCTTCATCAGGCTGTGCGCCTCGCGGCCACGCACGGTGTCCATGGCCAGCTTGCCCTTTACGCGCAGACCGGCCTGGTCTTCCGTCATCTCGGTCCACACACCCACCGGCTCGCTCGGATCATGCTGCCACAACATGGCAGGCATCGTTCCCGCCGCCCGGTGGTCGGCAAGGCTGCGATCAAACGCACCTTTCACAATGACATCGCCATAGGAATCGGTGTTGTTGAACACCGATCCATAGCCTACCACCTCGCCGTCTTCACCTGTGGCGCGCACCTCAAAGCGATAGGAACGATGTTCCACGTCTGCCGCAACAGCGGCAGACTTGGTCTCAAGCCGCACTGGCTTCAGCATCAGGGCTCTCCTTCCGGCGCGAGGCGGGTCATGTTCATCGGTGTCAGCGGTTCATCCAGCCCGGGCAGAGGGTCCCGGCCTTCTTCGTCGCGCAGCTCGTTTCGGGTGTAGAGGCCCATTTCCGCCATGGTGCGCGCCCAGATAGCGCGATCCTTCACGCTGCCGGCACGCATGTAGCGCGTGTCGAACTCCACAAACAGCGGGCCGGCGCCATCCAGCAGGAACTCATCAAGCCGCTGCTTCCAGGCTTCGTGCCACGGCATCAGCGTGTGCACATAATGGCCTGCGAAAAACGCCTCCGAAGACGCAAAGGTCGACGTCTTGTCCGAATGGCCGACCATCATCGGAAACACGCCAAAAGCCCGACACATTTCTTCGACCTGAAAGCGCCGCGTTTCCAAATGCTGGGCATCAACACCGGACATGGCAAGCGGGGTGTACTTGATGCCGCTGTCCAAAACCGCAGTGCCGTTTTTGTTGGATCGCTCCCATACCTTCCAGGCATCCGCCAACCTTTCGATGCCTTCGGCACCAAGCTTCTGTTCAGTCGACAGCAATCCCGCCGGGCGCCCGCCATTGCCGTGCAGGGTTGCCTGCGTGCGCTCAGATGCCATCGCCAGCCCGATCGACGCGGCGGCCATATGCACCGCATGAACGCCTTTTACCCGCTCCCACTGGATCCCGGGCAGGTAAAAGACATCCTGCTCTTCGAACACGCCCACCAGGCCATATTCGTCTGCCACGCGAAACCGATAGTCATAGCGCCCGCTGCGCTCGATCTGCCAATGGCCGGGGCGGACCGGCAGCAGCTCTGCCACCCGGTTTCCCACCCGCGCCTTCACTGCCAGCGCGCCTTCCGTCAGCACCGCGTGCATCGTCATCTGCCGGCGGAATTCGTAGCTGGTCTGAAACTCGTTTGGCCGCCTGGCCAGCAACCGATACTGGGGCAGCGCAGTTGCCAGCTCGCGGGAGCCGTCCCGCTGCTCGCGGTAAAGGTGCAGCGCCGGCGTCGCGCAGCCCTTTGCAATCAAGTCAGCAATGGCCAAAACAGTCGACACCTGCAACGCCGAATCCACGCTTACCCGCTCACCCGCAATCGTGGCGCCGTATCGCTCGTCTATACGGGCCATCATCTCTTCAAAGGGCAGCACAACCGGCTGCGCAGACCTTCGAAAAAGCGTGTCAAACCAAGACATCAGCTTGCTCAGGCAAACGCATAGGCAACGTCACCGCCACCCACCGCGACCGGATTCCGGCTCATCAGCTGCACCGCGTTGAACATCGCGATCAGCGGGTCGATCTTGGCCTTCCCTGCCGTTTCCTTCGTGATGATCACCGCATTTCCTCTCTGCTCGGCAACGGCGTTGCCGATTGCCCAGGCCATCAGCGGTTGCCCGCCGTGCCGGAATGTCCCGTCGTTCAGCTTCCGCTCGGCGCCCCACACGGCGGGGCTCAGCCGCACGCCCTGGCCGATCGGCACCATCACCTCGTCGGCGATGCCGCGCGCCGCAATTTCATCCACAATGGCCGTCACCCCAAAGGGGTCCAGCCCGATCCCATGGCGGTCAGGCAGCAGCCCGGCCTTGTGCAGCCGCTCCACAATGGCGGCCAGCTCGGCCACATCCTGCGTCGGCTCTGTACAGATCGTCACCTCGCCCGCGGCCTGCAGGTCCAGCAGCCGCGGCGCGATTTCCTTCCGCCGCTCCAGCACCGCCGGGTGCGCCCAGGCGTGCGCCCAGAACAGCCAGTCCCGCGTCTCCCGGTCCCGCCCGATCACGCCCAGCGCCAGCAGATCGTCCAGCCCGCCGCCGTCGATCCCCACCACCGCCACTTCGCTGCGCCGCAGGATCTCCTCCAACGTCAGGCCCGGATCTTCCGCTCTCTGCCACAGGTCGGCCCCGGCCCACCTGTTGGCGTGCAGCGCCAGACCCACTTCCACGTTCAGGTGCTGGGTCGCCCAGGCGATCAGCTCTCCCTGCCCGTCATGGGCGGCCCGCTTCCAGCCCTCGATCAGCCGCTCCAGCGTGATTGACCGCCCCATGTTCGGCGTCACCACCGGCCACATGTCTGGGTCCCGCCAGGGTTGCGCAGGGTCGCGCTGCACCTCTTCGGGAAACTCGTACAGCACCGGCAACAGCCGGGTTTCTTCAATCGCGGCGTCCCGCACCGCCCTGGCATAGGCCAGCTCGCTCTTGAACACGCCGGCCGGCGGATGGTCGCTTTGGGTCGTGATCATCACGAACAGCGATTCCTCGAACGGCAGCATCCCACCGCGCAGCTGACGGATCACGTCGGCCGCATAGGCCACGCTGCCCAGGATGTGCAGCTCGTCCAGGATCACCAGCACCGGCTTCACACCTGTCAGCACATCCATGCCAAAAGTGCGGATCATCAGCCGCGCGCCGGTCACCCGGCATTCGATCGTCTTCAGATGCTCGCGAACGTGGAAGCGCTCGCTCAAAAATTCATCGGCCTCGATCATGCCGCGCGCCTGGCTGAAGCATGTCTCGGCGATCTTCTGGGTCGGCCCCACGATCAGCATGTCGGCTTTCGGCCGTTCGTTCAGCAGCAGCGCCACCAATCCCAAGGCGGCGGCCTTTGTGGTCTTCGCATTTTTCTTCGGCACCAGGCAGAAGATTTCACCAACCAGTCGGCGCCCCGTGGGAGTCTTCGCGCCATAAACAGCCCGAACCACCGGCCCGAACCAGTCTTCACCAGCATCGCCGATCGCGGGCTGCCCCGGCACGTCCGGCAGTCTGAGCCGATAGTAGATCGAGGCCGCCTGGTCAGCGACCTTGCGGTCCAGTTTCAGATCGGCAAACGGCGCCTGCCCGGCCTGCAACCTGTCCCACCAGTCCGGGCAGGCAAACGGCGAAGCCATGTCAGTTCAGCTTCGGCGTCGGCAGCAGATCGGCCCATGCGCCCTTTGGCTGGTGCGCAGCAGCTTTGCGCTGCGCCTTCTTCCCCAGAGCGGCCGCCTTCGTCTTCGTCTTGTCCGGCGCCGGCAAATCACGCAGCTGCTCGGCCTCAAGGATTTTCCAATAGGCCTTCATGGCCGAAACGTTGCCGGCCTCAACCTGTTCGCGCAGCTTCATCAGCACCCGCGCCCGGCCCTGCCGGGCCACCTCTTCCCGAGCCTTGTCCAGGCTGCGAAAATAAACCTTCCGCAGGGTCGGCGCAGAAACGCCCAGCTCGGCTGCAATGTCCGCAACCTTCCAGCGGGCCAGCACCAAGTCTCTGACTTTCTTCACGCTTTCCGGCGTAGGCACATGCTCCGGCCGTCCGCGCAAACCCTCCCGGTCAGACCGGGGTTCACCGAACAGATCGAAAATCACGCCCAAGAGAAAAAAACCTCCGAATGTGCTTCGTGGCGGTGTTGCGGTTGCCGCCTTCCGAAGTTTTCTACCCCCCCCGTCCCCACTGCCGGGCGTTCTCTTCGCGTTGCTTCGCGCTGTCGTGGCAGGGCTTGCACAGGCACTGCAGGTTCCGCCGATCCCAGAACAGCGCCGGGTCGCCCCGGTGCGGATCCTTGTGGTCGGCAACAAGCTGGCGCGTGTTCGCCTCGGCCCTCTTGCAGCGCGCGCAGGTGAACATCGCGTCCAGCAGCACCTGCCACCGCAGTTGCCGCCATCGCTTTGTCCCGTACCACGCTTTCCACGGCGCCGCCTTTGCCGCGCTCGTCGCACCGTCCACCGTGAACGATGCCAGCCTGGGCGGCAACGCCGACAGCCGAGCCGGCAGCCTTGTCAGCCTGCCCACATGATCCAGCCTCTGTCAGGGAAGGGGCGCAACCACGCGTCGCGCCACAGTGCCCTGCAAATGGCACAAAATTCCGCCAATTCGGACACCTAAAATTTTCAAGCATGTCGATTTCTGGAATTGACATCTGGGAAGCCCTTTACCGCCCGGCGTTTAGCTTGCCGCAGATGCGCGAAAGCGCCCGAGAATAGGCCTTGCGCAGCCCTTCCGTTGTCGTGTCGACCCCCAGCCCGCGCCGGATTTCGGCCCAGCGCAGCGCGCCCCGGCCCTGCGCCTGCCAGCTCACCGCCGCACCCACCACGCGGCGGGTGGCAGGCGTCAGCCATTCGCACCAGGCCAGCGCCTCGTCCATCCGGGCCATTTCCTCACGGCTCACGCCCGGCCGGGCCGGGCTGGGCGTGTTGTCGATGTCCGTGCGGTCCGGCACCACTTCGCGCCACAGCGCCATCGTGCGCAGCTGGGGCCCCGGCGCCGGGTCCGGCAGGCGGCGCAGCACGTCAAACGCTTCCACAAGCCGCGCCTCGACACTCTCATAATCCTGCAGCTCACGCCCCTCTCCCGGCGCGGGAGGGTTGGGAGACACGAATTCACGGCTCACCAACCCTCCCGCAAAAGTCCGGTCCAGATTAAGCATTGCTTTCATTCAACAATCCTTCTGTCTTGGTGGTGGTTATGGGAAGAACGGGAGGAACGGGAGGGTTATGGGGGTATTAGGGTCATGTGCGCCCGCGCCCGCACGAACGCATATGAGGCTATTTGGTGCCGAAACCCTCCCAACCCTCCCATAAACGCAGCTTCCCCTCCGCCCGACCCTCCCGCGCGCCTTTGGGGAAATCCTCCCGCAACCCTCCCAACCCTCCCATATGGGAGGGTTCAGGCCCGCTAATCCCAGTCATCGGCATCGTCTTCCTTTCCGTAACCGGCCATCGGTGCCCCTGTGGGAGGGTTGGGCGCATCACCCTCCCGCGGCTCCGATCCGGGGATTTCCGGCCCCATTTCCTCCCGCGGCCGATCGATGCTCTTGCCGTCGCCCAGCCACTCGCGCGTCACAAAGGCCTCGGCCTCGCGCACCAGACGCAGGCCCTGCCACTTCATGCTGCTGGCCTTCACCTTCTCGAATCCGGCCCCGACCAGCGCGTTCGAAAAGCCCTTCTGGCTCCAAACTTTCTCCCCGGCGAAGGTGCACCATGCGCAATAGACGGAGTACAGCTCGTGGCTGCCCACCGTTGCACCCTCCTCCTCGCGCACAGCGGCCCGCATAAAGCTGCCCAGCACGTCGCTGCGCTCCCGATAGGCCTCGGTCGCCTGGACGATCCTGTCGACGGTCGGCAGCCCGCCCGTCATCCAGTCGATCGCGCCGGCGATGAAGTGGTTCAGCACGCCGCTGGCCTCGGCCCGCAGCATGGCGCGGAACACGTCCGCATCGATCCGCTCGTCCGGCGGGATCGAAACATCGAACGGCACCTTCTTCACCCGCCGCCAGAAGGCCGCGTCATCGCTCGCCTTCGGCTCCCGGTTGCATTGCACCGTGATCTTGAACTGTGGGTCGAACTCGAAGAAGTCCTTGTGCAGCATCCGGGCGACCATCCGCTCGCTGCCGGTCACCACCTTGATCAGATCCTCGGCAAAGGCCGCCTGCTGGCCGGGCTCGCTGGTGCGCACGTGGCGCGCGCCCGGCAGCCGGGCGATGTCGGGGCTGGCCTCGGTGCCACTGCCCTTCTTGTCGTTGTTCAGGAAGGTCTCGATCTTCACCGACAGGCTGTAATCGCCCATGATGTCGCCGCGCAGCGTCTCCCATGTCGATTTCCCGTTCGCGCCCTTGGCGCCGTGCAGGATCACGAAACACTGCTGCCCCACATCCCCGGTCAGGTTATAGCCCGCCCAGGCGTGCAGGAAGCGCCGGATGTCCGCATCGGGCTGCACCTTGGCCAGAAAGGCGTCATAGGTCGGGCAGGCGGCCGCCGGGTCATAGGTCACCGGCGCCACCTTCGTCAGCAGCAGCTCGGGATCATGCGGCAGCAGCTCCACCCGCGGAGGCTCGCCATCCCGCCCCCGCACGAAGTGCAGCGCGCCGTTCTCGACATTGAACACCATGTCGGCCCGGTCGAACACATCGGTCTTCACCGTGATGCCCGCCAGGCCGCGCACCAGCTCAGGGATGGCCTTGATCCGGGCCGATGCCTCGCTTGCCCGCCCCCAGCGGCCATGCTTGTCCGAACGCCGCACCAGCGCGCCGTTCTTCACCTCCAGAATCTGGTCAATCCCCAGCTCGACCAGCGCCGAATCCGATCGCTTCACCGCGATGCCCAGCGCCGTCAGCTCACCATCTGCCCGGTACAGCGGCTCTCCCATCAACCGCAGCCCACTCTCGGCGATCATCTCCGCTTCGCGCTGGATGGCCCGCACGGTGTCCTGCGCCGCTTTCAGCAGCTCGGCTTCGGCGCCTTCGCGCACCCAGCGCTTGCCGTCCCAGGCGAACCAGCCCCGCATTTCGGTATAGCGGAACCGCCACCCGTGCCGGGCCGCGAACCGCTCCGCATTGCCCAGGTCGGTCAGCGGGAAGTGCGCGCAGCGGTGGTTCAGCCGAACGGCGTCGACCACCTCCCACACCCACATCCAGTCCCACGCGCCCCGCCCGTCTTCACCCCCGGGCCCCCACCGCCAACCTCGCCTGCGGCGTTTCCCTCCCGCATGGGAGGGTCGAAGGTCGTCTGTCGCCGCCGGGGGAGCGGGGGCAGCGGAAGTGGCGGCCGTGCTGGACGACGATGCGGCCGCCGCCTGCGGCGGCGACGCTTCTGTTCCCGTCAGGGCCTCGCGCAGGGGCTCGAATCCGTCAGCCACGCGCGGCCTCCATCAGCCAGGCGTTGAAATCCTTAAACCCGCCCACCGGCCGCGCCACGCCCACCTTGCGCCCGGCCGCCTGGTGCGCCGCCACCGCCGCCTGCAACCCCGCGAACGCCGGGTGTGCCCGCCCATCGGGCAGCGTCTCTGGGTCGTTGTCGGCCACCAGCACCACCTCGCGCACCTGCGGCGGCAGCGCGATCCGCGCCATGTTGCCCAGGCTCACTGTCGCCAGCACGCGCGCCTCGGGCAGCAACCGGCCGACTGTCAGCGCGTCCTCGATCCCCTCGCACAGGTACACGGGCACGCCCTCGGGGATCTCCGCCAGCGTCTGCCGGTGCGCCCCCTTCCACACGGGAATGTGGCCGCCGATCACGCTGCCCAGCACGGCCTTCGCGGGCGTCACCGGGGCCTTGCGGCCTTCGGGGTGCAGGAAGGTACGATGAACGCCCAACCATGCCCCATCCAGCCCCAGGATGCACGCCAGCATCGCGGGCCAGCGGCTTCCGGATTCGTGCCGCACGTCGCCCAGCAGCCGCAGGGAATTGGGCCGGCGGCCCAGCACGGCCTGCCCCACCTCGCGGGAGGATAGGTAGCGGTCCGCCACGTCGCCGGGGGAAAGGGGGGCGCCCGCAAGCCACATCCGCTTCGCGAAGTCGCTCATCCGCGCCCGCCGCTCGGCATCGATCTTCGCGGCCCGCTCGGCCCGCGCCTTGGCCTCTGCGCGGCGGCGCGCCAGCTCGGCCTGGTCCAGCGGCGTGGCATCGGCATGGCCCAGCCACTGCCGCGCCCAGCGCACCGCCTCGCCGATGTTCCCGTTCGTCTGCAGATAGGCGATCAGGTCCAGCAGGTCGCCGCCTGCCCCGCGCGAAAAATGCGCCCAAACCCCGGCCCGCGCTCCAGAGACGCGGACGGTCAGGCTGTCGCCCAGTCCGCCCCGCGCGGTCGAGGCCTCCTGCCACTCGCCCTGGCGCTCCCGCCCTTGCGGCAGCAGGTCGCGGCACAGCTTCCGCACGTCCGCCAGCAACTCGCGGTTCAGTTCGGAAAGGTCACCCACGTGCCAAGGCCTCGTTTTCGAGCCGCCAAAGCTTCAGCTCGCGCGCAGCTTCGATCCGCAAATATCGGGCGACCGCATCTACCCCATGGGTTTGGAGTTCCTTATGGATGCTTCCGGTGTGAAGCTTCACGGGAAACGAGCGGACCAGTATCCTGATCCCGGGAGGTAGCGTATCGTAGCCCATCAGGTTGGCGGCCACCGAGATGCGGCGGCCTTTTGATCCGGCCGAGGCTGCCGTCTGCGACGCGTGGCGTTGCAGCGGCTGCTGTTCTCCAAAAAGGTCACCCACGCCCGCGCTCATGGCAGCAGCCTGGGCTGCACGTGGTTCAGGGCCTTCACAGCCGGCCGGTTCAACCACAGCACTTCGGTGCGTTTTCGCGCGCCATCGGCCAGAGCGTGCCGCTCGATCCGTTCCCACCCAGGAAGCGCTGCGTCGTAGACCGGCGATGGGTAACCGCTCAGCACGACCATGCCGATAAGGCTGTTCAGCGTGCGCAGCAGCTCCAGATGCTGCTCGGCCGTCAGCTCGTGCCGATAGTTGCCGCCAACACCCTTCCGCCGGTTGGTCCGCGATCTGAGATCGAGCATGTACGGCGGGTCGACATAGTGGAGCGTGTCCAGCCCGTCGTGCCGCCGCATAACCTCCATCGCGTCGCGGTTCTCAATAACCACGCCGCGCAGCCTATCGATGATCGCCGGAAGGGCATCTGGATAGCTCCGCCAGTCATGCGCCGGCGTCGTTCCAGACCGGTTGGAGGCCGAGCGGAAGCCTGTGCGATAGTCTCCGGTCGCCCCATCACTCCCGAAGCCCATGAAGCTGCGAACGATCAGGCGGCGGGCAGCCTCGACAGGATCGTCTGCGGGCTCATAGCTCAACAGGAACTCGTCGCGGGCGAACGGCGTGAGCTCGATCTGCAGCGCGAGGTCGACGGCCTGGGCAGGGTCGCGGAGCACGCGGAACAGCCCAACGACATGGCTGTCGAGGTCGTTGTAGATCTCGGCATAGGCGCGCGGCTTGCGCAGCAGCACGCTGGCGGCCCCGCCGAACGGTTCCACATAGACCCGGTGCGGCGGCAAATGGTCGATGATCCACGGCGCCAGCAGCCACTTGCCACCATGCCAGCGGAGCGCCGGACGGTCCGGTTCTGAGTCCTGCCGGCAGACGTGCGCGGCGGTGCGGGATGGGATGCGTCGGCTGTTCGGCACGTTGGGCAGGCTTTCGGCAGGGGTCGCAGCGGTCAGCGGGTCGATCGGCTCAGCCGGGCGGCGCTCCCAATCCGGTGCCAACGCCCCCGCGCAAATCCGGGCCCCGCGCTATGCCGCGCGAATCCGGCCTGAACGCCTCGCCGGAAACAAGCATCCCCATGCTCGCCGGTGGGGGCCCATCCCCTGCGGGCCGGTTTTGCACGGGCGCCGCATCGTCCACCGGTATCTTGAACCGCATCAGCGGGCTGGTGCCCAGCGGCCAGAAACGCGCCACCGCCCCCGGGACCGGCGTGAAGTGGAACCAGCAATGGTCCTTCCTGCCGTCGGTGCCGCCGAACATGTTCATCCGCCCGGCCGCCACGATGTCGGTGCAGTGCAGCAGCCACGCGGCCGCCCGCCCCGTATGCATCCAGGGCGCATCGATCAGCAGCCAGCAGGGCCAGCCCCTGCCCAGCCAGCACGCCAGCAGCTCGTGCATCAGCGCGCGGGGGCTGTATGGCGGGTTGGTGATGATCGTCGGCGGCGGCTGAAGTGCGTCAGCCTGGCGCAGCGGGGGCGCAAGTTCGCGCGCATCGCGCTTGGCAATCCAGTGCGCGCGCGGCGCGATGTCGCCCAGGCCATAACAGTAATGACCCGCCTCTGTCAGCCAGTTCGCCAGCCTCCCGTCGCCGGCGCACGGCTCCACGAACGGCGTGCCCGGCGCCAGAAACGGCAACAGCGCGTTCAGCGCCCGCCGATCGGTCGGGTACCAGCTGTTCGGCTGCAGATCGAACCGGGATTCGCGGCCCATCAGGCAGGCCACGCCAGATGCTGCTGCCCGTCCAGCAGGTTGCCGGCGCGCTTCTTGCCGCACCGGAAAGCCATCGGATAAGGCACCTCACCGTCCGGTCCGGGAATCGGCTCCTCCGCCCAGTGCGCCGCCAAAACGTCGTCAGGGCCCAGCGGCGGCAGCACCTGATCACCCGGCGCCCATTCCCCCCATTGCTTGAACAGGAAGGGCACGCCGGCGGCGGCGCACTGATCGCGAAGGGAGCGCGCCCAGTCGGGATGCATGGGGCGCGCGCCGGGGCCGCTTTCTCCGCCGGCAATGATCCAGTTCAGCAGCGGGTGATCGGGATCTTCGCCATCGCGACTGCCAGGCCAAGTATCTAGCGGACAGTGCCGCCCGGATCGTGCCGGCTCTCCGTCCCGAAGCTGCGGGCACCGTGAATAGATGCATTCGCCGTCGCTTCTAGCGGCGCGGCACCGTTGCAGCCACCGCTGAAGGTCTAACTGCCCAAGCAGCGGTTCGCAGGACAGGAAGCGCGTCGCCGCCGGGGTTTGCAGCAGCAGCGGGATCCGCGCATCGGCCGCCGCCTGGTCCTCCACCGACACGCCCAGCCACACGTTCGGCAGGGGGTGCAACGCAGCGCCCGCTGCCGCGCAGGCTCGCATCCACCGATCGTCCCGATCCTTTGTCAGGTCATTGATCAGGTCGATCCAGTAGGTGCCGCGATAGGGCGCGGTAAGGTAAGCCAGCATCCGCTCAGGCCGCTTCGTCAGCAGCTGGAATATGTGCTGCGGGGTCAGCGCCATCACGGCGAACACCCGGTCGATCACCGCGTCGGGCACGGCCTCGTGGAACAGGTCCGACAGGCTGTTCACAAAGATGCGCCGCGGCTTCCGCCAGCGCAGCGGCGCCAGAAAGGTCGCATCGGCCGCCACATCGATCTTGCCGGTCCACCGCGCGCCTTTTGAGGTGCGGGTGGCAAGCCCATGCCCCCACTGCGCAGGCCTCTTCTCGGTGGCGGGGTCGCTGAACCGCGCGGCCAGCGTCTCGGCATAGCAGTTGCGGCACCCCTCGCTCACCCGCGTGCAACCCCGGATCGGGTTCCAGGTGGCGTCGGTCCATTCGATCGCGGATGTCTCACCCATCAGGCGGCACCCCCGAACATCAGCTCGTCGGGCATCCAGGCCTTGAACCGGTCGACGATCCGCAAGACCAGCGCGTGGCTTGGCGGCACCTTCAGGGCCGCCGCGATCGGGGCGGCGTCGCCGGCGGCCAGCTGCGCGCACAGCGCCGACAGCTCGGCCTTCTTCAGCTTCCGCCAGTCGGGCAGCGCCGGGAAATCGGCCGCACCGCAGCACGCCTCCAGAAAGGCCAGGCACCGCGCCTTGCCGGCCCGGTCGAAATAATTCTCCGCCGTCGGCCGCCACAGGATGGGCGACACCCCGGTCAGGCCCAGGCTGGCGGCAATCGCGTCCTTCATCGCCGCGCCGCCGTGCGCCGTCAGCGTGCGGCCCAGCGCCAGCGCGGCCCAGTGGGCGCGCGCCTCGCCCGGCAGTTCGATGAAGGCGGCAAACCGATCCGCCGATGTCTTCAGATGCCGCCAGCTGTCGTCGATCGGCGGGGCATCCGTGCGAGGCAGGCAGCCGAACTCAGCCCAATCCGCCAGCGCATCCCGCCGCCGCACCGGATCGTTCACC